TTGACTAAAGCTAATCGTGTAGGTCTCGCCACGCTTAAAGCCGCCATCATTAGCTTCTACCTCGATATAGTCTTGGTCATAGGTTTTTACACGGTTAGGGTCGCCAACCAATAAATTTTTGTTATAGCGGGTCTTACCGTTATTTCCTAAAATTTCGGCAGTTAAACGAGATTCTTCGCTTGTCTCACTCACTCTATTTTTGAGGTCATCAAAGCTTTGTTTAATAGACGGGATGTCATCAACTTTGATAGTTTCGGTTATTTTCTTGATGGCTTCCTCTGGCAAAGCTAGGTTTTTGAGAGTTTCACGAAATTCATCGAGTTCTTTGTCCGTGCGCTGGTTGATTTCTTCTTGCGCTTTTTTGGCTTTTTCGATTTCTTTTATTGCTTCTTCGACTGCGGTCTTTGCCACATCGGGGTTATAACTTCTGATGATTTCAACCCAATTTTCACCATCCCAAACCAAAAGAATTTTATGTCCTTCATGCTCTGGATCAGGCTTAAACCAAGTGTCGCCTATTTTTACCTTGCTTTTATCAGGTTCGTTTTCGCCATAAAAGTTTGTGTTAAATCCACCCGCGCTTGGCAACTCATCTTTTAAAAAATGACCAAGACTATCAAATACAGCGTCCGAAATACTATCTGTCAAATGCGACTGCAATTGAGATTTTTTTAAGCTGTCAGAAGTGTTAAGCCTATCACCCAGCTTTATGTCTGTCGCTTTGTCATTTAGTCTGTCCCAAGTGATTTCAAAAACGCGCACCTCATAATCAAGATTACGATCTTTTCTTACCACTCGCACAGTGTCACCAATCCCAGCTTTTAAGTAAGCAGATGTCGTTTTAAAAGTGGCTCTAGGACGAGCATGATCTACTAAATACTCGTAAGATCGCTGGATTAATTCTTCTGGATCGTCAGAATCAATGTCGATAATACCGATTTTGGGCATTTTTTTGCCTTTAATATTAATTCCATATTTTTCTGTAGCTTCCGGCCACTCTAAAAATAATTGCCCTTTCGGCTTATCTAAAGGGTTTTTAGGTTTTGCCCAAACGACGTCCTTAAATGTAATCTTGCGACCATACCCAGCTCGATCACCTTCGTTTTCCTCGGCAGAAGATACTTCCTGGCCATTTCCTCTACCAATGATCGCTGTAATGATTTCGGATTTTTCGTTTTGCTTTAAAATTTTTAAAGCGTTATGACCATAAACAACACGTCTGCCTTCAGCGACACCGACCTTCTTTTTAAAATCGATGTACCTTGCGCCAATTTCGTTGTTGTTCATTTCCACAAAAAACTGCATTTCCAATTGCCAAGCAGAGCAAACTTTTAATAAAGAGTCAAAGACGGAATCATAATAAAAATTAGTAGATGATTTTCCTGTCTCCGCGACATATCGAGTGTGCCAATTAGTGTCTTCAAGCAAGTATTCGATAACTTCTCTAGCATCACGTTTGCGAGGTCTTTTGTTTTCAGAGACTGCTTTTCTAAGCTCCTCGATACCAGATTGGACGCCATCAAAAACTGTGACATCGCCCTCTGTCTCATCTCGAGCAATAAAAAAAAGATGAAACTTTCGCTTATCTTCTTTGGTTGGTACAGCGATGTATTCCGACTGCTCCAAAATATCGTCTGGTAAAGCTTTAATTTCTGCTGTTAGCATGTCAGAGACGTAGTTTGTGTCAGTCAATGTTTGTTTTTGTGTAACAGACTTGCATGCGTTTTTACGGATGATTTTTATTAGTTTTTCATCTCTATCAAAAAGATAAATCATAACCGCTCATCCCTCCATTCGACATGCTCTACTGTTGCATTTGTGGCTTTTATAGTATCTCCGTTTTTTACATAAAATTCCTCTGGAACAGATAAGTGCAGTAAGTGAGATAAAGCTAAGTTGTTGTTATGTTTAATAACAACCTCGTCATCTAACCATTCTATGGTAATTTTATCTCTGCTGCCATAATGCCCTTTAAGCTTCATGCGATTGTTTCCGGCGATTATTTCGATTTCTGATGCGCTATTTGTTGATAAAACAATTTTATCTGGCAACACTTCGTCGGCATCAGTAAGCGTTATGAGTCCCACAGATGATTTTGTTTTACCTTGCTTAAAAGGGTCAGGTACTAAAATTGTAAAACTAGAGACAAGCGTCAGTGATTGCTCAGCGTCATTTGGCGCAGAACTTAGATAGCCTTTATAAGTAAAGTCTGATTCATCTGCGAAAACCAAAGATAATTCGCCCCGCAAGGCTTTGTTTAGTTTTGTATAAGCGTTGCGTAAGTCTTCGGATTTTTTAGCCACAAGTTGGAAAGTTATAGTTAACTCTCTTTCCTTATCTTGGATATTTGCAACATATACCCCTCTTCTACTAGGAATGGTGATGGTTTCAATCTCTTGACCAACCAATCCGCGTCCCGCAACATGTAGCTGTCTATAACCTGGTACTATCTCATTTAACGGTTTCCCGTTAACAGACATATTATCAGATGGCAAGCGAGCTGTTACACTCGCACCACCTTTCATTTTTGAAAAATCATACATTAATAGACCTCTCTTAATTTAGCAGTCGTCTGCTGCTTATCAGTAATGTCATCGACAAATAGCTCGTAAGCTCTATTGCCTAGCTCCAGTACAACTTTCAGAGGTTTTGCTTGATGTCCTAGATCAACTTCCACACCTGCTGTGACTGCTCCTGATATTGTGCTACGCATATCTGTATCAAAAACAGACCCTGCTCCAACTAAATCAGAGATTTTGCCGGCCATTCCGGATACATTACTTTTGACATACTCGAAACCTTTAATTAACGCACGGTTAAATCCTCCCATGATGGCTTTACCAGCTGGAATAAGCAAGCGTCTATCATAACTGATAGGTCCTTTGTGCGACTTGATCCAAGAGGCAATTCCGCCTACAAAGCTAGTGATAGCCCCCCACATAGATTTTAGACCGCTTAAAAAACTTTGCATGATAGCGCTACCCGCTGAAAATAGGTTAATGCCACGTAAAAAACCAACAACAGAGTTCCATCCGTTGGTGATAAAGTTTTTTACCGCATTGATGCCATTACTAACCGCATTTTGCATAGTTGACATGGCATTGCTGATAATAGACACGATAGCATTCCAAATGCTCGAAGTGACAGAACTAACCGCATTCCATACAGCACTCCAGATAGATTGTATTGCATTTAAGATATTTTCGATAGCTGATTTTAGAGCGTTAAATAAGGTTTGACCTATAGTCAAGATGGCATTCCATAGCGTTTCGGCTATAGATTTGATAGCATCCCAAGCCCCTTGCCAGTCGCCTTGAATAATTGCCGTGACAGTTCTCAAAATATCCGCAACAATATTAATAGCAGTTGATATTATTGTTGTTATTATCGTCCAAGCCGTTTGGATGATTATCTTAATCAATTCCCAAACTGTACTGATAATAGTTTGAATAACTTCAAAACCCACTTGAACAATCGGAGCTAACAAGGCTAGCGCTAATTCAAAAATCCCTCTAATAATTCCCCAAGTATCACTGAAAAATTGCTTAATATCTTCCCAAATAGGTTTTATTTGCTCTCCTAAAACAACAAAAAAATCGACTACTGAGTTCCAAAGATTTTTAAACGCCTCTACCAAAGGCCCCATGGAATTAACGAATTCTTCCCACATTGGTGTGGCTGTGGAAATTATTTGCTCCCAAATTCCAGAGAAAAACTCTGGTGCTGCACTCCACACGCTTTGGATAAATTCCCATGCTGTAGAAAATACTTGTTTTATAGCTTCCCAAATGCCTGTAATGGCGTTTCGGAAGCCTTCATTAGTCGTCCACAGATAGGTTATAACTCCTACGAGAGCCATTATTGCTGCTATAATCCAAGCGATAGGCCCGCCAGTAAGAGCTATAATAGCTTTGAAACCAGCTATAGCACCGCCTGCGGCTTTAAAAGCCGTTGCAAGCTTACTTATAAATGATATCGCTAACGATATCTTACTTATCATTCCGATAATTTTACCAACAATATAAATAGCTGGTCCTATTTTAGCCAAAAATAAACCAAAATTTACGATATTGGCCTGAACCTTGGGGTCTAAGTCGTTAAAGGCTTGCACCACTTTTCTAATATCTTCAGCTAACTTTCCAACATGAGGGGCTAATTGTCCACCTATTACTGTCCCAGCCTCGAATAGGGCGTTTTTTAGTTTCTTTAATTGATTCGCAAAACTTTCTGAAGCTGCATCTGCTTCTTTTTGTAAAGCAGTTCCGTCAGCCCAAGCTTTATTTGCAATCCCAAAAGACTTGGCTAGTAAGTCTCCTGCTCCAGCTAAACGTGCTAGGGTGTCTATTTCTCGAATCGAATTGATACCCAAATCTTTCAGAGTTTCGGTGACATCTCCGCCGCTTTCTTTTTCCTTGCCCAAACCTTTTACGAAGTCAACAATAGCCTCTTGTGGGTTAGTCCGCCACGTTTGGGCGAATTCTTCTGCTGTTTTGCCAGCTACTGCTGCGAACCTCTGCAAACCTTCGCCGCCAGACAGTACGTCCGTATTCATTTTTTGCATAACGCGAGAAAATGCAGATCCGCCAGCTTCTGCGTTAATGCCGACAGAACTCATACCAGCCGCTAACCCTGCTATTTGTGCTTCAGTCAAACCGATTTGGTGACCTGTACCTGCCAAACGTAGAGACATATCCGCTATCTCAGATTCAGTTGTAGCTAAATTATTCCCTAATGCAACGATAGTTGACCCAAGTCTATGGAACTGTGTTTGTGGCATTTGAGTAATATTTGCTAAACGCGCCATTGCATTTGCGGCTTGCTCAGATGACATATTTGTCGCAGTCCCCATTTGAGCCGCGATTTTTGAAAAGTTGATTAGGTGTTTGCCACCTTCATCCGTACGGATACCAAGTTGTCCTGCTACTTCAGCGAGGTTGGCAATCTCAACAGCGCTGTTTGGCATCTCACGGGACAACCTCATGATTTGTTTGCTAAACCTTTTTAAAGCATCTCCAGAAATATCTGTGGTTTTGCGCACTCCAATTAATGCAGTGTCATACTCAGAAAAAGCTTTTAGCGAAGCCCCGCCAACTGCGGCCAGCGGCAATGTCAATCCAGCGGTAAGTGCCTTACCAACTCCTACAAAACTATCACTAATTTTTTGTAATTTATTGCCAGATGACGATTGCAAGGATTCTAAGGCACCTTTTGCGTCTTGGATACCTGCTCTAAATCCACTTGCGTCAGCTTTAATGAGGGCTGTTAGTGTAAAGTCTGCAACACTTGCCATCATTCCTCCTCTCTATTGATTGCACGATTTAAGTCAGCAATAGACAATCTTTTTGTTTGTTCAGAAACCCCAAAAACAGAAGCGAACGCTTTCTCAGCATTATAAAAATCATTGAAGTTTTCATACGCTGGTTTGATATCTTTACCGCTCCCTTTTGTCGCTTTTGCGGCCTGATTAAACCATGCTTGTTTAGCTAACAAAGTTTCTTTTTCTTGCATTTTAACTTGATACGCTAAGTCGTAAATGCAATAATCATGCCACGTTAGTCGCTCTGCCTCTTTTAAGCTAAGTCCAAAGCGTCCGATTGTGATTGCCATCAAATCGTCAAAGGAGAAATTTATTTGGCTTTTGCTACTGCCTCTATTTTTTGATTGCCTGCGATGGCTTGTCGGAGGATTACATCCTTTTTTACTTCAGCCATTACTTCGTTATAAAAATCAATATAACTCCCATCCATAATCAACTCTTTGATAAAAGCTTCAATTTCATCATCTGTTGGCTTTGAAGAAGACGTATTCGTAGCACCTTTTAAAATGATCTCAAGGACTTCCGGATCTTTAAATCCTCCCCCAGCTTCAATCATGGTCATCCCCCCAACGCCTGTTGATACGCCGTCCATTGTTACTGAGCGTACTTTGTTTACAAATTTTAAAAATTTAAAACCAAAGATAAGTTCATATGTTTTTTTGCCAATAGTTACTTCCATTTAAATTTCTCCTTAATAAAAATAAGTTGGGTATAACCCCAACTTTTACAAAATTACATTTCTTGATTTGTTGCCATTTTTTGATATTCGTATTGTGCAGATGATACCGCTTGTTGCTGATCTTCGCTAAGAGTATCTTTTCCTTCTGCACCATTTCCGTTAATAGCATACGATGCAGACAACTCTACTTTTCCGTCTGCAGGAGCAGAAATTTCGAATGATTTAAAGTAACCTTGGAAATAATCAACTTCGTAGTTTTCAGAGCTTTTGGAAGATAAATCAACTTGCCAAATTTCGACAATCGCACCTTCCTTAAACCATTCACGTAGTTCTTTCCACATCGCTTTTGTTTTTTTATCTTCGACATAAGCTAAAGAAGTGATGTCAATGGTGTTTTCACCATCTGACAACGAATTAATGACGCCATCTTTTGTTTTGGTGGCTTCGGTTTCTTTTTCCATTTTGATGGAGTGCTCTGTTTGAAATTTTAGTTTAGCTGCGCTTTTTGATTTAGCTTCTGCTAATTTGCGGAAAAACAAAAGAAAGTTTTTCCCTTGAATTAATTCAGCCATTTATTCTCCTTTTTTGTGTAAGTTAAATAGACATCCAAAACCGTATGTAGTAGCGGTGTCGTGTCTGAGTTATCGGGTGATGTTCGCTCGTTAATGCGATCAATCTGAATATTGTAATCATAAGCGGATGTTAAACAGATTATCTTGTCATGTATGCTAGCAACAATATCATCTATTCTTGAACGTTTTTTCAACTCTCCATAAACATGTATCGTCTGTCTAATATCTCCCATAAGCTCACTGTTATTATTCGGGATGTTTGATGATTCTCCGATATAGATAAACGGATATTTTGCACTTGCATCTGGAATATAATCATAAGTATCTTTAGTCATAATCAAACATTCTTTGAAAAACTGCCTAAAAACGGCGTTGTTAGGTGTCATTTAAAGGCCCTCCTGATGACGTTGCGATAGTCTTTTTCGAACTCTGGCATAATAGTTTCAACAGCTGGTCTTAAAAATGGTTGAGCATGCATTTTTCTTGTGCCGTACTCCAAAAATCCAGAATATCCAGCGTTAGAAATAATTTCTGCACAAGCCTTACCAGGATAATCTGTGTAAATATTATCGTGTAAAAAACCAGTATCATAAGGAGCTATTCGCATAGCCTCTGTTTTAACTTTCTCAGCGTGGTTTTTAACAGCTGCATCAATTAGTCTGTCGATATTTCCAGGTGCGTTTACAAGCTTGCTAAAAGCTTTTTCGATACCTTTCCATTCGATGCTTACACCAGGCATCAAACCACCTCCTCGAGATAAAAAACAGTGTTAGACTGCTTATCTGCTTGGGTCTTATATTTTTTGCCTCTATAGAGACAGTAGTCAAACGTATCTGTATAAGGCTGGCGCAAATAAACAACCTTATGTGTTTTTTGGTAATCTCCAAAAATCTGCACAGATTTAGCCATGCCCAAATCCATGACAAAACAAGGCAAGACCTTTTGTATAGTCTCGCCTGTTGTATATTCTCCTAAATCGGGGTCATATCGTTCATCTTGATTGGTCAAAAAGCTAATTCGGTCTGCATATCTCATAAAAAATAGAGACCTCCTTTTTTAGCCTTATTTTGTATCAAATTGAGCTTTTGTTTAATCATGGCATCGTAGGGTTCAAACTCATTCAAATGGTCGTAGTAGGTTGTTTTATGACCTTCCACTTCCTCTGTTTTGGCACGCTCTGAACCTCTACGGTTAAAACGAGCAATCAGACAATCTTCCAAGACAAAAGAAAAAGCATTGTCAATTTCTAACACGCCATAATTTGCTTTGAAGTGGTCTGTAATACGATTTAGCAACATCTCCAACAACTGGTCTTGATTGTCGTCCTCAATGCCTAAATCGAGCTTGACATTTTTTACAATGCTAAATGTGTTTACATTTGCCATAAACACCTCCGTTAAATGTTAGCTTTTAAAAGCTCCAACAATTCCGCCTTTTTAAGCTTAGAATCGTGCTCAATGCCCAATTCGTCAAGTTTTGCCTTGATTTCATCGCTTTTGAGTTTATCTAGGTCAACTTCTTCGACAGTATCCAGTTTAGGAGTATTTCCGGCCAAGTAACCATTGGCTGTCAATTCCTCGATACGATCTCCTTTGTAATCATCGCCTACATAATAAGCATTAGTCGTCACTTTATCTCTAAAAGTCTTAATAACTTCGGCCATAAAGCACCTCCTTATGCATCTTGCAAGCCATTAATAATATGTACTTCTTCCAAGCGTTCAAATGATGGCAAGGCAATCATAGATACTTTTGTTTGGACATTTACAGGGTCTGTTGTTTTAGTTGTAGTAATTGCAATACCAGTCTCCACCAAGGCCACTTCAGCATCTGTTGCATGCCCACCCATTAAATCTGACTGCTCTGGAGTTGTACCAAAAACGGTATATCCAAGGTTCCCGTTAGGCACAAGTGTTGCGTACCCATCTGCAAAATACTTTTTAGCTACGCCGTCATCGCCGACAAACATGCCATCTTTAAGCAAAATCTTAAGACCTAACTCGTCAGCAACAAAGCTGGTTAAGTCATTTTTAGTAACACCCGCTCCGTCTGGTGCTGTTGGTTTAATAAGTTTGATAGTTGATTTAGCATTCTTGATCAAGCTAAGTGTCTTAGAGTTCATGATGATAGCTTCCGGAGCAAAACCATGCTCTGCCATCTTTTCGATAGCACCTTCAATGTCTTTAAGTGGTGTAGCAGTGTCTTTTTCACTCCATTTAGTTTCAGGTTTAGTTTTTTGAGAGGCATCTAATCCATAGTCAAAATCTTTCATGACGCCATTTGACGAAACGTGGATTTTACCTTTAGACAACACTTCCATGCGCATTGCTTCTAAGCGTGCTTTAGCACCTGCAATAAGAGTCACTTTATCGTTGTAAATCGCTGCTAACGCCGTGTCAATAAGCTCTTGATTTTTAGTTTGAGATAACAAGTTGAGTTGCTGACGGTCTGCTTCTTTGACAACCATAGCCTCCTTGAAGAATGGCATTTCTTCGTCAAGCAATTCAACGGTCATGCGGTCACGTAGTGGCACTTTAGTATCAAAAGCTGCCGCTTTAAGAGTAACAGGTTTGCCAGCAGCGCCTTTGATAAACGATAGCTTAAGGCCTAATTGTTGTTTTGAGGGAAATGCGTTTTCCCCAAGCGTGTTTTCAACATTTTCGTTCTTAGCGTTATAAAAACCTTTGATATTTTCCGATGTGATAATTTCGTGGATCAATGCCATGTTTATTTACCTCCTTTGATAAAGACAATGTGTGGTAGTACTTCTTCCAAATCATCATAATTTTCCGCAACAGATGAATCAGCAAGCTTGTCTGCATTGATAGTCCCACGATAAACACAGGAACCGACTGCATCGCCATTTGTTAAATCGACATCTGTAAGCAAAATACCATCTACATATTCTTTTGTAGAGACTTCTTCATTTGTCACGGTTTCTACTTTCTGTTTGCGGTCTTCAAAAATGGATTTATCTTTGCCTGCCAAAATTGTCCCAGCTGGAACAACTTTCTTGCCGATTTTGTTTGAATCCAAAGTTACTGAAATAGCTTCATAGTCGAGATTGTGTAGAATCTCTTTAGATGTTGTTACTTTACGTTTGTTCATAATTTCCTCCTAAAAAAGCTTGGTGCTTTGTTGTGCTGCCTTACTAGCCAAGTTAGCACCGTAATTGGTTTGTTTCCTCAATCCACCGCCTGTTGATGGAGTGGTCTGGCGTACAAGAGCTTTGCGGTCATCAGCGATAACTTTAGCAAATGCGTTTGCTAGCGTTGTTACATTTGCTTTTGTTTGTTCTGCGTCCAAAGTCACAACTAAACCAAGTACGTCATCGTTGACGTTGATTTCAGATTCTGCAAACATTTGACGAGCTACTGCTGTTAACTCATTGCGTGTCTTATCGTTTTTTAGTTCTTGCAATTCGTCTAACAGCTTCTGCTTTTCGTAGTCTGCTTTCTCTTTCTCGTTCATCTTAGCCATTTTCTTGGCTTCCGATTTCTCAGCTTCTTGTTCTGACTTCCATTTCGCAAACTTTTTGTCGATGATAGCGTCCACATCTGCATCTGTATACTTTTTTTCGTCTTGCGGTTGTTTTGCCTCAGGTACCACTTGCTCTTCAACCGTCTCAACTACTTGTGTTTCTTCTGCCATGATTGGCACCTCCTATGTTTTAAATCGTCCCCGATTATTAATTCCATAGCTTTTATCGTCGTCAATGCTTGGACATAATAAAAAAACCGTATTCCTACGACTTAGTTTGATTCTAAAGGGGTCGAATTCGACCAGTTTAAAATTTATTTTCGCCACTTCCGCTTATAATTTTGCTTGATGTGATTAACATCATCACCAATTGACTTAATAGCTAATTGGTTATCTAAAATCGTATTTTTAGCAGTTACAAACTCTCTATTTATTGCTTGGGTGTTTTGTTGTATAATCGCTCTCAGCTCTGCAATTTGTCTGTTTTGATTCTTAATTGCTTCAGCTTGCATAGCATTCTCTGCAACAAGCATCACAACTGCTGTTTCTAGTTTACGTTTCTTTTTGATTCGTTTATTCATTGCTTTCTCCTGTTTTTATTTTATAACACTGTCATAATCGACCTCTCCGTAAGTTGAGCACCTACAATTCGGATGTAGCGGTGGCATGGTTACAGCTGTCGCTCCTTTTTCTACCTCGAATCGCTCTTTATCGTAAGGCGTGCAAATCTTACAGGCACCTGGTTCACAAACAAAAATATAATGCGTAAATCCGTTTTTCTTGTAAGCGTCCAGTTGCACATCGCTTCTAATTCTTGCGCTTTCGGTTTTAAGAAGTCTCAGTACTTCATGCTCTGCAACATCAAAACGTCTCATCAACCGTTCTTTTTCTTTTTTATACCCTTGCATGTCAGTGGCTATACGAGAAAGCGAACTAAAAAGGTTTTTTTGTGTCTCGTGATATAAACCGTTATTCCCCCAAACACGTTCGGAAAAGTTTTTTCCGTAAAAATCAGCGTTTAGGATACCTTTCAAACGTTTAGCAACTGACCCTTGACCACCTAAAATCCCAGCTTGACGTTTTAACTCATCAAGCGCAACTTTTTCTCTAGCAAGTTGCATCTGATTGTCCATTTTGCTGTGCAATTTAAGTAGTTCGTAGTTCAACTCCGCTTTTAATAACTCCTCTCGACTTACTTTCATTTTCAAGTTATATACACTTAGCCACATATTCGCCTCTTTGCTAAAATCACGTTTAGTAACGGCTTCTTTAGCCATATTTTGATAAGCTGCAACATCAAAACCGTCCGCCAACTTCTTCGCAGTACGCTTATCAAGTCCATGTTTGTCAGCATAACGCATATAAAAACGGTCTATGTTCGCTTCTACTTGCGCTTTAGACTGCGTATATAACTGCTTTAACATAGCTTCGTGATCTAAATCCGTCTTGGCCCATGCGTCCATAGCTTTTCTTTCACGGTTATAGGCTATATTACTGTTCGTCTGTTTCACGTCTTAGCACCTCCAAGTCAAAATCAGATAATGCTGGGTTGTTGTTCGCTTCTTCTTGTCGCTCTGCTTGGATATTTTTAAATTCTTTAGTTGGGTCCTCTACAATATCCGTGATTGACATCGTTGTCCTCTGTGACAACTCACCACCCAGCGTTTTAAACGCATCAATTTTTTCCTGCAACGACTTAGGTAAGTTTGGTGTAAATGTGATTTTAAGCCTGTTAATATCAAAACCATCAATCTCTTTAAGCAATTGACTGATACGTGCGATAAGTTTATATCTACGTTTAAGCGACTGTTCAAACAGCGCTTGCATATCTACACGTTCCTGGTCAAGTCCAAACACCTTCCATTTCAACGCCTCACCAGATTGTTGTCCCGCAAATTTGCTATCCGTCATATCTGGAGTGTTTGTAAACTTGTGTATATCTGACACGATACGTGTTTTATATGCCTCAGTACCGTTTACATCATACTGTTTATATAAGTATTTGGCATCTACAGACCCTTCACGACCATCTTGGTCGACAGGAGGCTCTAGATTGAGCAAGCGAGCTTTGCGCATCATGCGTAAGTACTCAATCACCTTAGCCTCTGTATCAACGTAATCAGGAAACGACACACGCCCAATAATCGCTAGGATGGCATCTGACAAGTCTTGCATATAGTTAGCTGTGTCAGACTGCGCTGCGTCGTATAAGTCAATCAGTGACAGCTCCGTCTCATAGTCTCCTAAGCCGTCATCGGTGTTTAAATACTCTGTAATTGGCACAGAACCAAAGCTATGTGCGCTACGGTCAATCTCTGTCAAATCACCGTCATACTCAAATCTAATGACTTTTGTCTTTGTGTAGACCTCTACAATCTTCAAAGTGACGTCTAGCAAGCTTTTATTAAAGTAGCGTACAGCCACTAAGCTAGACTGTTCAACGTCGTTTTGATAGACGATAAAAACCTGTCTAGGATCAAGTCTCACAACCTCTGTTGTGTCCTTCTTACTGCGATAGATAAGCTCATACGCCCTACCAACCTTAGACAAGTCCTTGACAAGTCTACGGTTTAGTTGGTGGAAGTTGTTTTTAGTTGCAATATCCTTTAACAGCTTTTGTTGCTCATCTGTGCCGTCTTCGTACTCCACACGGATTGGATTGCCGACAAGATAGCCTTGTTTAATTGTTGAGATATACTTGCCGTAGTTATGCACAGCACGCACATCAGCCATGTCCTCGTCTTTCCTACGGCCTGTTTCGCAGATGTCGTGGTTGTTACCCTCGGCATAGTCTAAAAGCTCTTGAATGCGTGGTTTTTGCGTTTTTTCGTGGTGTTCAATCATTTCACGGAGTAGCTTATATTTTTCGGTTAACAAGCTTTCTAGACTTTCCGCTTGATACCTCATGCGAGCTTCACGGTGGAACCTAAACTCTAATGTTTTAGTCTTTCCCGTACTATCTCTAAATGATTCTGTGTACATTATTTTCCTTTCTAGTAACCAAAACCAGCCCTAAGAACTTCAAACTGATTTGACTCGTTGCTTCTGATATGGTATTTTTCAAGCGCATATCTAATCGCATCAATAACGTGGTTATTCTTATCTATCGGTTCGTTTAACCAATTACCTTCTTTGTCTTGCTTAAAAGTGTAAGTATTAAACTCTTCTATTGTGTGTTCACAAGAAGGGTGGATGTATATTTTAAAACCTTGCATAAACTGAACTCCTTGCATAATAGACCCTTTACCCTTAAGACTGGCAACAATACCAGATACACCTTTGCTTTTTATCTCTGCTATGAGGCGTTTTTCGGCGCTATCCCCTGCGATGTAAGACCTATGCAAGTTTTTATCTCTTATCATTTTGACAATATGATCTGTTAACATAGCCTTTTGATAATGTTCGTTGTAAAGCCATAACTCTTTGTTTGCGAGGTCAACTGCAACACATATAAGAGTTGTAGGGTCTTGAGTAAACCCAAAGTCCATACCGGCCGAGGTCTCTTTAACGCGTTGAATTGTTTTTTCAACATCAAAATCTACGACTTCAAAGTTATCAAAAACAAGACCTTCAGCAACGCCCCATTCACCATCGCACACGATTCTAGCCCGCCTTGGATTAGTCTTGTACAAATCTTCGTAGCGTCTTTTATCGACATCATCAAGCCATTCGTTTACTCTAAATGTTGTAGTCCCAGAAAATGTATCAGCCCGTTTAGTTTCTTCATCAAAAAAGACACGTTTAAGCCAATGTCTTTCTGACCACGGGTTAAACGTGACTGTTATCTGTTTAAAAAAATCAGGAGCATCTAAACTACCGCGGATTGATTCGACAACTGTTGAAAACTTATCTTCGGTCTCAATTTGATAAGCCTCTTCAAACCAAGCCCAGCACAAAGCGCCAACATCGACAGTAATAGATGTGATTTTTAACTCATCATCAAGTCCACGGAACAGTATCTTTTGGCCCGTTGCCTTTACAGTTATTTCTGGCAAACTCTCATTAAACTTAAAAAGGTGTGTAACCTTTAATTGATTACACGCCCATTTAAAATCGGTATAAGTAGATTGTTTGTTAGTGTTTGAGTATCTACGGATGACCAATAAGTTAGCCCAAGGGTACTTCAGCAGTCTGACGATAAAATTTAAAGCAGTCGTTTTAGATTTTTTAGATCCACGGCTGCCTTTAACTACTCGATAAAAATTTCTAGACCGCCAAAAAGCGCCATAACCTATACCGATTGTTGATGGCAAATCTACTTTGATTTCTAGCTTTGGCTTAGTCTGGTATGTCGTCTTCATTGACAAACACCACCGTTCCTTGCACCTCAGCCTCTATCTTATCGGTAAATAACCTGTACCGTTTGCCTAGTAGCTCAGCTGCCTTGATTCTATCCTTGGCACCAACATCGATGTCAACTATCTTCTGACCAAACTCTCCAACGCTAATGAGCGTCTTTTCTTGTTGGTCTCCTCGCATAATTGAAGTGAGATATTGTAGGACTTCTTCTTGCGTAGCAATCTTTTCAGATTCAAGTTTTTCAAGCCGCTCGTCTATATAAGCTTTAATGTCAGGTTTGGTCAAGTTTTCTTGACCTATTGACCTTGCTGTCTTTTTACTATACCCTGCTTTAATAGCCGCTGCTGTCGCGTTAGCTGAGATGATGTACTCATCTGCAAAACGCTTCTGTTTTAGGGTTAATTTACTCAATTTTCCATCACCTCCAAGCATAGCAAAAAGGCAAGACACTATCTGCCTTACCTTCAAACTCATACTACCAATTTATCATCAAAAAGATGACAATTCCATACATTTTTGTGTCACATTCCTATTTTTTTGGAAAATATTTCTAGAATCCGCTCTCTTTTGCGGTAAATAGACTTACGCGACAGATGTCTTGTATAGGCAATTTCTTCCCAAGTGTTACTTGAACCAACGCCCCACCTAAGATTAAAAATATCAGTTAGTTCTTCATCCAAAAGATTTAACGTTGCAATAACTGCTTCTTTGAAATTGGATAGACCCTTTAGTTCCCTATCTGAATCCCACCTTGCAACCACATCCTCAGTAACTTTTGAAACAAAATTTGCTCTTCCTCCACCGATATTTTTATCTACCGCAGTATTCATATCAGTTTGTAGCTCAAGTTTTCGGAGTGCGATCTTGTTATCAATAAAACGATAATCAAACAGCCATTCGTCAAAAGCTTTTAACTGTGCATTAGATAATCTGCTCACTAAGTTTTACCTCCTCCAGAGTCATCTTATACGTCTTCCCCTCCGCTTTAAATGTTCGACTGGATTTTCCACCAGAACACATCCACATCAAGTCAAACGCTGCCGCTTGTGCTTTATCAAATCTGTCCATCCTTATCCTCCATTTTTCGTCAATTCTGCAATTCTCTTTGTCTGTCTAGCTCTATCATCACTAGCACGTTTAAGCTGCTTTTGTGTCCTACTTAGCTGAGCACGTAGTCCGTATATTTGCGGCTCGTAGTAACTTTTAAGTGATATGCCAAGCCCTGATACGACAATCAGCAGCATAACTGTTAGTGCAGTGATAATGATGTTTTTCTTTTTGATTGCTTTGTCTTTTTTTACTAACTCATAAAGCAAGCAATCAATCATCTGTTCTTCAGTCATTCTCCCGCTCCCTAGTATATTTTTCTTTAACTGTTGCTTCGCAAGAATTCCAAAACTTCAACATGTCTGGTTTTCGAGTAAAGGTTTTCTCTTCAAACTGAGGTTTTGCCTCAAAATTCTTTTCTCTACCCGTGTAGATTCTAACGACATATTCTTTTTTCATCTAGACTCCTAACTGCGCCTTAACTGCCTCAAGTAAGGCGTTCTGATTTTTTTCTTTGCCTTGTAAAATCCTAAGTACTTTTTCATCAACTGTATTTTCTGCAACAATGTGGTGCACAATAACGGGTTCTGTCTGTCCCTGTCTATCTAATCTGGCATTAGCTTGCTGATAATATTCAAGACTCCATGTTAGCCCAAACCAAACAATAATATGCCCGCCTTTTTGTAGATTAAGCCCATGCCCCGCCGATTGAGGGTGGCACAGAAGAATTGGTATTTTTCCGGAATTCCACTTGTCAACCGACGTCAGCTCTTCAGCCTGAGGAAATCGTTTCTTAAGTCTCTCAAGATCATGTTGATACTGGTAAAAAACTAAGATAGGCTGGCCTTGGCTTTCTTCTACTATGTTCTCAAGCGCGTCAAGTTTGTCGTCGTGTATAGCAACTGTTGCTTTATCATCATCATAGATAGCACCATTGGCCATTTGAAGTAATTTATTGGCCAAAACCGCAGAATTAGCCGCAGATATTTCTTTATTTTTAAACTCCAACACCAAATCAGCTTCAAGCTGTTTGTAGGCTTTCATATTAGATAACTTAACTGATACAACGTTGTTGGTTCGCGGCGGTAACTTGAGATAGTCTTTAGCTTTCATGCTGACACAGATGTCCTCAATCTTGTTATAGATTTCTGCTTCTGCACCATCCCTAAGTGCCCAACTGTAAATGATTAGGCCATTACGCTTATCAGGAACAAAATACTTGTCTTTAAATCGAGTCTGGCTCGTCTCAAGCCTGGCGCCTCTGTCCATCAGATAAATCTGCGGCCACAAATCAATCAAACTGTTAGGCGCTGGGGTTCCTGTTAGTCCTACAAGACGTTGGACTTTCGGTCTAACTTTTCGCAAAGCCCTAAACCGTTTTGACTTACTAGACTTAAAGCTTGACAGCTCATCAATAACCACAAAGGTAAACGGCCATTTAGTCTTGTAGTATTCAACAAGCCAAGTAACATTCTCACGATTAATCAAATAGATATCGGCTTCTGTTTCTAAGGCTTCAATTCGTTTTCCCTCACTCCCCAAAACTTTAGAGTAGGTGAAATCAAAATGCCATTTCCCAATCTCCGTTGGCCACGTTTCTTCCGCCACTTTTTTAGGAGCTACGATTAAAATCTTATGATCCTCGGAAAAAATATTTTGAATCTCATCTATTGCCGATAGTGTTGTCAGCGTTTTACCAAGGCCCATGTCAAGTAAAAGGCCACAATAAGGGTGCTCTACTATCCATGTCTTAGCGTATTCTTGATACTCATGCAGTCTCACACCCAGTTCTCCATTTCTTTTAAGGCTATGTCCACTGATTCGTAGGAGTCAACAACCCAAACGTGCTGCCCAGCCTTTTTTATTTTTTTGTGCATTGCAACTTGACTGGGTCTTGGTTTTTTACCAGGCGCTTTGACCTCTACAAAAAAGGTTCCCGTGTTCATGACAACAATTCTGTCAGGCACTCCTATCGTCCCTGGACTTGCAAATTTTAAACACAGCCCTTTTGTTTTCTTTTTCAAATAATTTTCAATGTCTTTTTCAGTCCTCATCTTTCCTCCTTTGGTCAATAAAGGTCAGGGTTACCGTTTTTTTTCAACTTATTTTCTCTTTTTATATATGTGTTTTATATATGCCTTATTTTATATATATTTATTTTTTATATTTATATTTAAGTTAATAGAAGAAAAGTGGTAGATTGGTAACCATAGGGGCTAAGCTATTGCTATGAAAGGTTTCTTAGGGCTACCAAAAAGCTACCAGGGCTACTTTTCGAACCCATTTCTAAGGGGCGAGTTACTAAGTTACCGATTTTTCCAATTCAGTTTTGATTTTTTAAAAATTATTTTTAAATTTTTTATTTTTAAAGTTTGAAAAACCGGTAACTTGGTAACTTTTTTCTAGGGTTACCAAACTCTAATCCCAAAAAAGTAACCTCTAAAACTCACTTTTTAACTTAAAACCGACCCAATTTTTGGCTTGCTTTCCTCCAGATTTAACGTTTTTATTTTCATAATTTAGCTCTCTTAGTCGGTGGTTAAATGCATTTTTTGCCAAAGGTTTGTAGCCTGAATCCTGACAATAGAACTTGTAGGCTGGGTAGACATCCCTAACAGGAACTTTGAAGTCTTCACCAAGTTCACACTCGTCTTCAAGGAACATGGCCACGACATCGTTGCCTTTTTCCCATTTCTCGACACTTGACCTCATGCTGGCACTAATACTGAAATCTCTCTTACTTAAGGCCTTTCTAAGCCCCTCCATCGCCCTATTAAAGATACCTGGAACCTCGCTCATAACCTTATCTAGCGGGTATTTCGCCTTAACTTCCTGCGTTAAAACCTTATCCATCTCGAGGATCATCATGCGGCGTTTAAGTCCTCCGCTGAAATCTCGCATAGGTGGGAGCTCATTCATGGCAAAAGACAGCTTAGCATAATTGTAAAAGTTAATCGGCTCTTTATTCTTACGGTCTGCGTGAATAGTATCCTCCCCCGTCAACATTTTAAGTGTTGCACCATCTGCTAAGTATTGAGGTTTAGCATCGGTATCGAAGTTAGCAGTCTTTCGATATAAGCCGATTTTTGCAAAGCGTTCTTGCATCAGGTACTGCAGTGTCACGGCTGAGTAATTATCAGCACCTATCATTTCACGTAAAATATTAATCAGTGTTGATTTACCAGTACCGCCGCTGCCGTAGATGAATAGCATTTTTTGAATAGCATATTCGCGATAAAAGTTATAGCCAAACCACTCAAAGATGAAATCTATATTTTCAACTCCGACGGTCTCCCTAAGAAAACCCTCAAAGGTTTCACAGGTCGCCTCGGGGTCATAGGCAACGGGATGGCTTGACCTTGCATGCAATTCTGGATCAAACTTAGTCTTAAAACTGTTATCCCTCAAGTCATAGACTCCGTTCGCTAGCACTATCTTGTTAAGATCGCTCTCAGTAAACACTTCGCTTGAGAAAGCCTGTGCCTTAATCGCTACGACGGTTTCGCTAATGTGCCTAATCTTAGTAATTTTACCGAGTTTCTTAGTTGAGATATAACTCTTCAAATACTCCTCTGCGTTTGGCAACCAGATGCCTTTTTTAGCGTCGTAGCGTAAAAATTCTAAGCCGTCCCAATAAATCGGAACCTCCTTAATAATCTGCGTTGCTAGCAAATAGCTATTGACCTCAGGTTCGCCCCTCTCATCAATTTCAAGCCAGCTTCTGTCATCTTCGACTGGTAACTCTTCATCGAAATCGCCTAAAGCCTCCGCCATTAAATAGTCTTTAATTTCGGGTAAGTCAGAGACAAAAGCATTCATCGCTTTACTTGATGGCAACTTATTAGTAGGAGTATTATCTTTAGCCTCGCTATCTTGCTCTCCGAATTTATGGATACGAACAAGGTCGTATGCATTTACAAGCGTATCCCCCACGGGATCTGTCCCGTGATGGCTATAAGCGAAGACATCATCATAGATGACTAAGCCATTTGCGGTTGAACCCTCAGTGTAGGTGTACCTATCAGGAGTCGTTCCTTCTTCATAAACCTCGGGCAAGAACGTTGCAATGGCCTGTCTAATGTCATAGTTACGACAAAAGGCTCCAATAAGCCCTTTTTTACTAAGTGGGTCACCTTGTTTTTTAGCTTCACGCTGTCTTTTAACAGCGTGCGTCGGGCTTTCTGGCCAGAAGCTTGAGTCACGCCAGTCCGGGTATGTATCAAGCACCTCATCAACACTTAGAAAAGCCTCGTCGTTATATTTAAACGTAAAGTCAGCATCTCTCGAGTGGCTCGGCCAGAACATCAAACGCACACTTTGATAAGTCGTGTCATCAAAGTTCGACATGCCTAGTTGATTAGCCAAATACCTAGCGACTGGCTCATATTCATCAGGCATCATTAAACGGTCAGTAGGGATAATAAGACGGTACTTAGCAGCTTTTTTTGAGTGGCTGTGAGTACTGTAGAGTACGTATGCATAGTCTGCAAGCAGGTCTAGCCTATCTAAGAAATCTTTACTTGGGCTATCTGCGTCAAGCGCAACCAAGGACCTACTTTGAACATTTTCGTTTTTCCGTTTACCCTGCTTTAGCCACCCGCCGACAAAACCTCCTACGTCTTTTGCTTGCCCTTTTTCTGCTCGAGACATCTTCTGGTACTCCGCAAACGTCTCTTGGGTGACTGTAGGTTTCTCTAATCTCTCAACCAGCTCCTGCCAAGTTAGCGTAATATTTTTCCACGTCTTAGCTGTTCGTGAATTACCCGTTGCGATATGAAGCTCTTGCAGAGGAGAAGACTTTACTATTAGTTTTTCTTGCTTCATCTATCTAATCCTTCATATAATACTTTGTTACGTAGCCTTCGCTATTTAAAGGAAGACCCTCCGCCCATTCAGGAGCCTGAGCCATCAAATCATTAACCTCTTCGATTGTCAGGCCTGAGCCTTCGATAATAGCCTCATCATGAACGTGGAAAACAACGCCATAGCCTGCAGCTTCAATCCTCAGAAGCGCTTCAGCTAGAATATCCCTGGCCGTCGCCTGAACGATATTTTCGACAAGCTTACCGCCGTAAGTCTCTTGCGCTGTGAAGTAGGCCTTATCTCCTTGGCCCTCATAGACGATTTTGTCTCCATAGTCGCCTGGCTCAACCTTGGCTCTTGCATAAGCTAAGTTCCTACCGCTAGGCAATGTTATAAAGAGGAAACCTTTACGGTATCTAAATCGTAGTTTTCCAAGTTTTATTGGTGCTCTCGATTTGATAGCTTTGATGGCGGCTCTCTGCACATCTTTCCAAAATTGGACGATTTTCTTATTGGCCCTGCGCCAGTCATCAACTAGCCCTTGGAGCTCCTCTTCCTTGACTCCCATATTTAGAGCTCCCATCTGCTTGAGCGCTCCAGGACCTCCTTGATAACCAAGTGCCAACTCTGAGATTTTGCCTTTTTGGCGTAGTTCTTTATCAATCTCCTCAATTGGAATTCCGAACATCTGGCTAGCGGATGCCTCATAGATTTTTCCGTGCGTCGAAAACACGTCAAGCCTCCACTGTTCTCCGGCAAACCACGCAATCACCCTAGCCTCAATCGCTGAGAAGTCAGAGACGTAGAAGGTACAGCAGTCTTTGGCCACGAGTGCCGTTCTTACTAGCTGCTTTAAAGTGTCGTTAAGACTATCGTATAAAATCTCCACAGCATCAATATCACGCTTTTTAACATACTCCCTAGCATCATCTAGATCCTTTATATAATTCCTAGCTAAGTTCTGTACTTGGACAACTCTGCCCGCCCATCTTCCTGTCCGGCTAGCCCCGTAAAACTGAAGTAGCCCATGAACTCGTCCATCTGAGCACATAGCTCTTTCCATAGCTTCATATTTTTTTAGACTTGACATTGCGGTTTGTAGTTTAAGTTCTAAGACTCTCTTAAGTTCTCCTTCAGCCGTCTTAAGTTCCTGTTCAACATCTGCTTTAGTCAGCCCATTAGCCGAATAACCGTGTTCTTTTAGCCACGGTAACAACTGCGCCCTGCTATTAGGATTATCAAGTCCTGTTAGAGCTTTTAGTTCACCGGACAAACTTTCCATCTTAACATCTTTGCAATACAAGGCCGAAGCAACTAACTCTTTATCAAGCGCCACGCCTCTGTCGTTGATTCTCTGGTCGCATGCGTAGTAGTCCCATTCACGGTCGTGCACAGGAACTGACTCTAGTTTTTCGGCAATTGCGATCTCAACAACAACGTCTTGGATGCAGTAGTCAATAAACATTTGCCACTTTTCGGGGGCGTGTTCTGGTAAATTTCTAGTTCTCCCACCGTTAGCTTTACTTGGTTTGCAAGGAAGGGAAAAGTATCTGATTAAGTTTTTACCCGAGGTATCTTTTTCCTGCGCTAATTTTAAATACAGCGCACACTTTTCCAAGCTTGAAGGCAGACCCAACTCTTGGGCCAGCACCATAGTGCATTGCCATTGGCAAGGATCTAGATAGTAAGGTAGACCGAGGTAACGACTGAGACAAACTCTTTCGAATTGGGCATTAAAGGCGTGCTTTCGGACTTTATCATCAAATAACATATCTTTGATGTCTTCAGGTAGAGACTGCCTTGTCAAATCAAGGCACTCTACTTCTCCGCCATCTATAGAGTAAGCGAAAAGTAAAATCTCAAAATCTTCTGCGTCAGCGTACTTGTAAACCCCATTTTTGATGTCATTCGAACTATAGGTTTCAATATCAATATTTAAATGTCTCATACCTCTCCTTTAAAAATGAGGAGCCTCTAAAGAGGCCCTCTACTATAAAATGTCATCTTCGTCCTCTTCTTCGTTCCACTCGTCAAAATCTGCATCAGCTGACGAACGGCCGCCAAGGTAGTCTCCTTTAGCAACAATTTGGACGTTGTTTAATCCGCAAGAGATTCCTTTATTTCCCGCTGTGTTGTAAGCATAGGCATTAAGTGATACGCGAGCATAGACGCCAGAGTAAACTTCATCCGCTGAGTCAACGGGGTTTTTATACTTGTCAATGATTTGTGGCTTAGTTTTACTTGACACTGACATGAACACGTGTCCAGCGTACTCTGGGTGCTCTTCGGTATCCATTTCTTCGTCGCCGTCACGAAGCGTTGTCTTAACGCGCTCCCATTTAACCCCTTTGAGTTTATTGTCCTTGGCAGCCTCATAAGCAGCTTTCTGCGCGTCTTTAATTTTCTTGATTGTGACTTTGTCTGTTTTTGGAATTAAGATAACTGTTGAATACTTAGCCTCTTGACCTTCAAAGGCTTTAGGCTCTAGTAAAGCTACATAGCTTAGGCGTACTTTTCCGGTTACTACTTTAGTTGTGTTTGGTGTCATAATTATAATTTCTCCTATTCAAAATCTTTAATTGCTTGTTCTAAGCTATTTAATGCGGGTCGCTTGTCGCTATTTTTAACAAGGACAGGTTTGCCCTGTGGTTTATCAATTACTTCTGCTAATAAATCAGCAAAAGTGGTTTTACCTATTAACTTTTCAAGAGTTCCCATTGCTAACAGCTCTTTCGGTTTAAAAATCTCATCGTCAAAGCCGTTATCTTGTAAAATATCAATTGCTTTGTCTTTATCAGTGATGACTCGATTACTTCTACCTTCAACAATCTTATAGCCTGGAACTTCTTTTCCCGAGAGTGCTTCTTTCAGGGCATAGGCTTCAACTGACTCAACCCACTTCTTTATAGCTGAGGCTTTGTCAAGAATCTCTGCGACGGCTTCATCAGATAAATAGACAGGCTCCTGATAGTCATATTTATCAATTAATTCCCAATTTTCTTGCGCTCTTGGTACCAATTTAGCTGCGACAGGAGACCACTGCAATACTTTTTCACTTAGGTTCCAGTCACCAATGCCTGCGTCTGCTTGAGCGGCCATAGGCAAGACAACATTATCCGCCCAGTAGAGTAACTCCTCCACGTAAATGTCAACAGAACTAACCGAATCTAAACGTGGCTGAATAATGGTCATTTTGATACGGTCAAAGTCATAAACCATATCGTAGGAAGCATAAGCTCCTAGAGCGTACAGCCCCATCTGTGGGTTTTGGTTAGCAGACACAGGCATGCCCTTGCCATACTTAAGATCAATAATTTCAATGACCCCATCCGCTAAAATGACAACATCCGAAGTCCCAAAACCGCCAGGCACCCAGTCGCTAAAATCAACCCGTTTTTCAAGTTCAATTTCGGCGTTCTCATAAGCATTTAGGTGCTCCATAACAATATCTGTGTAAAGTTCCGTCATCTCTTCCATCTCTTCGTTGTAGAAGTCTGAGTTTTCCTTAAAAGCCTTGGTTAACGTGTTAAATTTACGCTTGGTGATTTTACCAAACTTGTACATCAGTTTGATTTCAGAAAGCTCATGGGCGCTTGTGCCCTCTTGAGTATATACGGTATCGCGGCTAGGATAGTCTGCTTCTAATCTCGGCAGCATAGGGCAATAAAGCCATCTGTGAGCACTAGAAGCAGACAGTAGTGCGTGATTTTCTACTGGCATTAGAGGGACTCCAACTTCTCAGCAAACTCAGCAAACTGGTTTTCTTCAAGTTCACCAACTTTTGCGACGTTCATCTCTTTCAAGACTTCCTTGATGTCCTTTGACTTCCCTTCTTCAACCTTGGCTTTAGCCATTTTCTTAATATCAGCTAATGTCAAAGTTACAGACTCTTCTTTCTTTTTAGGAGCTGGTTTTTTTTCAACAACATCCTTGGTTACTGTCTTCGGCATATCCAGAGCTTCACGCATAGCATCGAAAACACCTGCCATGCTCTCTGCTTTAAAAGTTACTTCAATCATTGTGTTTCTCTCTTTCTGTGTTATAATTTAATTGTGTATAATTGTTGACGGTTACCTAAGCCGTCTTTTTTAATGCAATCAATAACCTCACCTCCCCAAAAGCCCTTTAATATCAAGAATGTCTTTAGCAACCTGGCTGCGATAGTATGGGCTATCGTGTAAACCTTCCTCGTAATAGGGATTAGGCGCAAACTCCCAACCTCCGTTAGGCAACTCAACTTCGATAACATCGTTGTCAATAATTTCTAACTCACGTTCAAGATAAGCTAGTGCATATTCTAAATAGTTCATTTTCTCTCCTCAATTACTTGTTTTAAAGTTGTTAATATAAAAACTGCGTCTGCTAAGGCTTGGTTTTGGGAGCAAGAGAGCCCCCCCTGGCGTAAAATATCATTTAAACCAGCTAGGGTTTCACCTATGAGTTTTATTGAAATATTCATTTCTTTTTACCCCACAAAAATTCTTGCCATGACAAAGTTGCACCTTTAAATTCTTTCTCAGCCAACTTAACAAAGTTCCTCCTATCCTGGTCTTCTTTAAAAGTTTCCTTAGCTAATCGTCTCCAAAAGGCTTTTCTCGTCGCTTGACGCTCTAAGAAAGTTTCACTGAATTTAAAATCATTTACTTGATAAAGAGCTTCATATTTCTCTACGCCATTTAACGTCGGTAGCTCAATCCAAAGCATCAATTTTAAATCTTGCTTGATAGCACTCAACTGAGCAGATAGGATAGGTAAGCTATCTCGTCTTTCAGCTTCAGGTTTAACTAACCCCCCCTCAATCCGATTAATTTTCTTAATAATTTTTTCAAAAGTTGTCATCATTCTGCGCCTCCTAGTTTAATGAGTTTGTCAATAATACGAAGTTTTTCCTCTGAGTATTTCCTGTAACTAATTCTCAAATTTAACAAGAGTTCCTCGTCCGAGATTTCGCCCAATTCATTTAACTCAAACAGAGCTTCTACTGTACTCTCAAAATCTGTCGCATTAGCTAACAGTAGCTTTTGTAATTCCCATTTAGACATAGCGTTCTGCACTCCATTTCTTGCTGTTTTCTAAAGCTACTTCCCTAAAAATTTTTCGCTTATTCTCTGGCGAGTTGTGTTTTTTAATGACTTCATGTTGAAGCCTAGTAATGATCACTAAGATGATTGTTGTTGTTAATAAAAATAGTTCTAGTTTGTTCATGTTATACTCCTACTCTTTTTTCGAATTTAATATTTTCAAGCATTTCTGGCAGTGTCTCTTTTTTTGTTTTATAACGATTGCGAGATTTCCACTGTACAAACAGTTTGAATCCTTCGTAATCAATGAATACGATTCTATGCGTTGGATTTAATACAAACTGTTTAAAGTCTGGATGATCACGCATTTCTGTCGCCCACTGCTTTGCAGTAGCAACTGTCAACCCCTCCCATTGTTGAATCAAGTGTTTATAATCACCATGAGAAGCTGTTTCATTAACATCAACTGCTCTATAAGTAATTTCTGCTTTTGGCATATTAATATCCTCTCTCTTATGTTATAATTAAGTAAATTAAAATTTGTTTTGAGTCCGACGGCAATCGGACTTTTTTTGTTATCTAAATTCGTCTAAGCTGACGCCCAAGACATCGGCAATTTTAACGACATCATCAAATTTCAATGATTTTTTTCTTCCTTTCTTTAGATCAATCAAGCAATTTTGGTTCAATCCAGCCTTTTGTGACAGTTCATATTTGGTCATTTTTTTCTCAATTAATAGAGCTTCGATTTTACCCCACATAATTCCTCCTAAGCACAACATGTAGTTGTTGATAACTTTTTATATACAATATATTGATTTTTCAATATAGTCTTGATATAATATTCGTATGATTCAACAAGATCTCTCGAGAGACCTCTACTCTTCTAATCTTGTTTAGTCAAATAAGCAAGAAAGGAGATTAATTATGGATACAAAAGAATTTATGAAAGTTGTCTCAAAACATATCAACCAAAATTTCAATGTTGACAACCAATTAGTTGAATTTGTCGTTGCGGAACTTAATCAAATGAATGCACCTATTACACAAAAGCAAGCTCAGCATATCGTTAATATTTTGGAGTATGTCTCTAAGTCAACCTCTAAATCTACTATCGCAGCTATGACAAATGCATTGTTAGAGCTTGGCGTACTTAAGGGAGATTGATGCAATCAACTTTACCGGTTTTTATCAGTTCAGGGTCTATCTTATGATAGGCTCTCTTTTTCTCTCCGCTATACGGATATCGTTTTGGTCTCATGTGCTTCCTTTCTGTTGTATAATGTAGTTATCCTATTAGGAAGGAGGGTAACTAAATGAATTTAGAAGAATTAACTCCTCTATTGAATAGTATTGATGATTTTGAAACTGTTATTTTACATAGTCTTGTCGGAGACTTTGTTATTGATCATTGGATTGAGCCTAATCGCAAAAATGAAACTCTCATTTTCATGCACAATGACCAAACAACAGAATTAAAATTATCAGCTATTCTCGGAACTTCCACTATTCCTAAGTCCCTCTAGCAAATTGCGGACTTTTTCGGAACGTTTGCCTGCATATTTTGATTTTCCGAGTCTCCAACTTAGTAGGCGATGTTCCTCTTCTGATAAGTAACCTGCTCTTTGTAGCAGGTTTTTTGCTATCTTCCATGGAATCACTACATCTACTTCATCCATGTTTATTACCATTTCTTCAAGTTCTTCTAGTTTGTTTTCTATTTCGTTCATATGTGTCCTTTCTAAATTTTGTGTTATTTTTGTCAACTTTTCTATGAAATTAAAATGGCTTCTAGGACTTTTCCGGGGTCTACCCCTAAAATATCCGCTAGCATTGCCACTTCTGACGCATCAAATGATTTTTTTGGTTTTTTACGTTTCTGATAAAATCCAGAGCGTGTAAAACCCATTTTAGTCGCGATAACTTCCTTTTTAATTCCGCTATCATCAATCAATTGCTCGAAAGCATTTTCCTGCATTCCCCCACCTCCTTTCTATCTGTTTTTAGTTCCTCCAATCTGCTATAATATGGGCAGAAAGGAGGTGAATGTGATGGATTTAAATCAAGTTCGATTATTGGAAGCTTGCTTTGTGTACTTAAAAACTAGATTAGACAGTTCTATGCAAACCGAACTGGATGATAGTAAGTTATTCTTTGAAGTAAATGGCAATATGTTTACCTTTGATACTTATGAAACGAAGTATGATAGATATGACTTTATTGAGAATAACTTAGGAAATATTGAAGTTTCAGTTGATTATAAATCTTTGCGTGAAGTCAGTGATTTATTTGAAGCAACTAGAATTAACGAACACCAATCTGTTACCTTAAGAAATATCGATAACACAGATATGGCTAAAAAGTTAATTTTCAAGACACTTACGCAAGTCGATTTAAAGAACCTTAAGGGAAAATACCCAGATTTTAAGACAAACAATTTTGCTTACAACGTTCATGACTTGACGCTTAATAAGCACTTCAGTTGCTATCAATTTTCAGAAAACGATTCATTTAAGTTAATAGCTATTGATTAATTGTTATTTAAAATTCCAGTAAATTGGAATTGTTCAAGCTTTTGGACTGCTTCTCGTAGTTCAGAAGCTTTTTTTAAATAATCGTCATAAAGTTCTTCAAACTCCTTTGTATTTTCAAGCTCAATTGCAATGTATTTCTTCACGAATGCCACCCCCTTTCTGTGGTATAATTTAAATAAAAATGATTGGAGAAAATCATGGATTTATTGAAAAATACCAATTTTTTAATTCCGTTAATTTCAGCAATAGTCTCTGTTTCTTCTATTTTTATAAGCAATTGGCTTGGTTATAGAAGTCAAATCAGGAAATTAAAATTTGATGAAGAAAAAGAAATATACCTAACCCTCTATGTACCGTTAATAAAGTGGATGAATTCCCAATCATTCAATAACAAAAGTTATTATTGGCTAGTGGCGTTCCCTAGATATACAACAAATACACAAGATTTTCTGACAGGCTTGTTGTTAAAAAATTTTGAAAAATTACCAGTATCAGTTGCTATGAGATACTCTGAATACACCCTAAATTCTGCAACCTCTTTACATTTTTATCGTAACACCGAATACGATTATGATTATGAAACATTTGCCAAAAAAGCATCTGAATTATTTGATCTCATTATTGAACAATTGCTAACAGAAGGGACAATATTATCCCAAAAGCTAAGCTTACCAAACTTATCCAAATCCACTTTAGAGAACTTTTTGGCGGACAAGAAAAACTATATCGGTCCCAGATTTTTATCACTAGAAACCCATAACAAACCCCTAAGACCTGAAAGACCACTGCCATTTTAACTCCCCCCCTTTCCGCCCCTTGTGGGCTTTTTATTTTGTAATAAACCAAGCTGCTAACCAAGTGATACCACCTAACACCACCAGCGCTGGCAATAAGCCACCTTCAAATTCGATGCTTGTTTTTTCTTTGCCATCATGACTAGTAAACGTGTGTTCTAAGTTGCCAAGCATTAGCTTTTTCCAATTCATGCAACCCCTCCTTTCATTCTTGCGGAGATACAGCCAATGTGCTAAACTAAACTTACCCCGTTAGGGGGAGAGGGCTTCTTAGCCCTCTAATTATCCTCACCACTCTATTGAGTAGTGAATCTTAAGCTTAAACCAAAGAATCTTGATTTCGACTTCTAGTTCTTTGCGTTTAGGCTTTTTGTTTAGCCTAGATTTCATCAGCTGTACCTCCTTTCGTTTTGCTTAATCCCTTAAGCTTGATTATAGTTTAACACTGTGTTTCCTTTTTGTCAACTATTTTGTGTTAAAAAAGTCAACTTTTTTGAATTTGATTTTTTGCTATTTTTGTTGACATTTTGTAAACATGTAATTATAATGTAGATAATTAAGCTATAAAAAGGAGAATTTATATGGCTTCCACTATCGCATTTCCGGCAATGGTCAAAGAACTTAGGCTTGGTAAGAATTTGACTATGGAACAGTTAGCAGAAGAACTTGGAAAAACAAAGTCGACAATATCAAAATGGGAAAAAGGGACGCGTTCTCCTAAAATATATGAGATTGAAGAGATAGCAAAATTCTTCGGTGTAGAGCCTAAGAAAATGATGTTTGGAGATAATCCCACTTCGATCAATCCCCAAGTCGAACTTATCCCATCTACTCTACAAAAAATAAACTCTACTTCTTCTCAACTAGAACACAGTAGACAGATAATTGTTTTAGATACAGCTGAGACTTTATTGGAACAACAGAAAGAAATTAAAAACAACGAAGATACTATTGCCGAATTATTTTCTTACAACTACTACGACCACGCAGCTTCAGCTGGTACAGGTCAGTATCTAAATGATGTACAAGTAGAAAAAATTGAGTTACCAGTCGATTATGACGCAGACTTTGTTATCCCTGTTTATGGTGATTCCATGGAACCGAAGTATCACTCTGGGGATTATGTATTTGTTAAGCTATCCGTAGAGCTTACAGATGGCGATATAGGCGTCTTTGAATACTATGGTGACGCTTATATCAAACAGCTACTTATAAATGACGAGGGGGCATTTCTGCACAGTTTAAATAGCAAGTATGAAGATATACCGATAGATAGAGATAGCGACTTTAGAATTATTGGTGAAGTCGTTGGAAGTTATTCGGGAAATCATAGCTCATGAGTGATGGTTAAAGAATTTAGGTTAGGAGATTGATATGAAGTTTTGGAATTTGGTAGTTAAAACTCTAAAACAGAAAAATAATCAGGCTGTAGCTGAAAAGGTTGTAAAAATTACCGAATCGACTACTAATATAAAGTCACCAAGCTATCCCGACTTAAATAAGTATAGAGTAAATCCAAGCGGGAAAAGATATGATGATACATACATAACAGGTGTAGGATACAAACTACGTGAGATTTTATTGTTGGTGTGGTGGGGGCGTACTAAAAACCCCAGAAAACCGACAAGTAAACCGCCACGCTACTTCTTCTACGATTATCATTTAAATACTAAAAAAACTACAGATATGTTTATTCGAGATGGATTGCTTAAAAAGAATAAAGAAGGGGGTATTACTTTAACACTATCGGGGAAAGTTCTTTACGATGAGTACAAAATCCTCTGGGAAATACATTCGTATAAAGGATATATCGGTGAATTACCAAACATGGATAGAGTGTTCCACGGATGGAATTACAACTCTTATAAGGCCAATAACAATTTATTAGAGATTAGACATTTAGAAGACATTGTAAAATACAATACAATTATGAGAGATCAATATAAAAAAGGTAGCAATGAATATAATGCGTTTCAACAAGATATTGAGCAAGATAAAAACCAGATAGCACTATTGTTCAACGAACATCAATTGCTTGAAAATATCGATAATTAGTTAATCTAAAACAAAAAGCCCCACGCTCTCAAAGTTTGGCGACTCTGAGCGTGAGGCAAGACAGTATAGTAAAAACCTGCTTCGCAGTAGGTCTCTTTACTATACCTATTTTAACAGAAAATGAGGTAAAAAACAAATGTGGATAGAAGAAACTGATAACGGTAAATTCAAATTTCGTGAAAATTATAAAGATCCTTACACTGGAACATGGAAACCTGTATCCGTTACTATGGAGAAGGATAATTCAAGAGCTTATAAAGCAGCTCGAAAAATCCTTGAACAAAAAATAACAGAAAAAATAGCGCAATTAAAGGCCTCTGAGTTACTTTTCACGGAACTTTTAGATGAATGGTGGGCGTTTTATAAGAAAGAACTTAAAAGGTCGTCTGTAGCTTCTCTGAGGGGTAACATCGAAGAGATAAGGGAAACTTTTGGAATAGGTGTTAAAGTAGTGAATATTGATCCTAAATACGTTCAGAATTATCTCGATAACCTAGATTGCTCTAGGAATAAAAAAGAGCGTAATAAGTCTATGCTAAACTTAGCATTTGATTATGCTGTTGGTTTGGATATTATCCAAGATAATCCTGCAAGACGTGCTAAACTCCCAAGGGTAAAGAAAACTCTTGAAGACTGGAAAAAGGCTGAAGAAAAATATCTTGAAGAAGATGAAATTAAACCATTATTGAAAGAATTGTACAGAAGACCTAGCACTTACCGTCTTGGTTTGTTGGCTGAGTTTATCAGTTTGAACGGTTGTCGTATCGGTGAAGCTGTCAGCATTGAGCCGTGCAACTACGAATCTAAGTCAAGAATATTGCAGTTGCACGGAACATTTGATCATACAGAAGGATATCGTAACGGGGAAAAGACAGCACCAAAGACATTAGCTTCTTATCGTGAAACCATCATGACAAGTAGAGAACTTGAAATTCTACAAGAGTTAGAATTTATGAACGAACTAGAAAAAAATACAAATCATAGATATAGAGATATGGGATACCTTTTTACAACAAAAAACGGTGTTCCAATTCAGACTAACTCATTCAACTTAGCTTTAAAAAAAGCTAATGAAAGATTGGAAGATCCAATTACAAAAAAACTTACTAGCCACATCTTCCGTCACACTCTTATTAGCCGTCTAGCAGAGAATAACGTGCCGCTAAAATCAATCATGGAACGTGTAGGACATGCAGACGCTAAAACTACTGCCCAAATTTATACGCATGTCACAAAGAAAATGAAATCAAGTGTAGCTGATATTATGGAAAACTATTAA